CACCTGTCATAGCCTGAATAGCATCAATAGTTTCTATACCTGCTTTGTTGTAGTGTGGTGGATGATTAACCATATCCATAGTTTGTTTATGGTCTGATTGTTCTTGTGCTTGTTTTTCTTTCATTTTCATATACTCCAAATGTCTCATTTGTCATCCTTAAAATTAACGTGTATTACATTATCATGTTTTTTTAAACTTTCAGTGAGCAGATATTCAATAGGCATAAAACTTTCTGCCAATCTTTCTGCCTCACGTTCTACCTTTTTATCATCTAACATCAAAGGGAAAAGGGCACAAAATCTTCTTGCTAATTTTAAAAAATCTATTTGATCTTCTCTACTAAGAGTCATCTGATTAGTGGATACTAATCCTATAGACACATCTCCTGTCCATTTGTTTTTTTCTACAATAGGTTTTAACACTACACTAACATCATTTTTATCCATAACTATTTTACTCTCCTTACCTTTCTCCCTGAAAACTTTATAAATTTAGGGTAGTTGTGTTTACCTTTTTCTTTTAACCAATCTTCAGGAATGATCCTATCATAATAACGGAATCCATACTTGATACACCACTCACCATAACTTGACTTTGCTCCCTTTCTTAATTTGTTTCTACTGTTTTCAAACACAAATCTAATATCTAAATGAGGATGTTGTTTCTGTATAGCTAAATGTTTACGTCTATCTGCTGCTAAAAACCTACCTTTTGTTTCTATAATTATACCATTGTTAAGTATAAAGTCAGGGGTATAGGTACGATAAGATAAATCTTCCCATTCTATCTTGATAGTTTCATAAGTAAACTTACACTTATTCTCTTTCAAGTAGATAGAAATCTTATGTTCTAATCCACTCCTATACCCATGCTTCAAAGCGTTACGATATGCTCTATGTGGTGACACTAGAGTAATCTTCTCCAACCTGTAAAAGGATTGAACTCATACGAGTCATGAGAATATGAAACACCAAGAGCTTTCATCTCTTCTTTTACTGCCTCGTCTGCTAACTTCTTAGCTTCCATAGCATCTCTCAAACCTTTGGTTCTCATATCACGAAGAGTTTTCTTTGCCTCAGTCAACTCTTTCTCCATAGTTTCAATGTCCTTTTGCAAGTCTTCTATCTTCTTTGCATCCGTACTCACTATTTTATACTCCATATTTTTTTAGCTTGTTCTCTCATTTCTCCTGACCACATCCAAGAATCTAGGTTAGGATGAACTAACGAAGCTAACTCATGTCTATCATCACTTATAGACAAAAACTTTTGTATACTAAATGCAACTTTTTTTAGTTGATCTTTATACTGTGATAAGTCTGTTAATGTAAATGTCTTACATTCTTTTGGTGTAGCAAAGAATAAATCTATACTACTATCAGGGTATGCCATAGAATATAAAGCCATCTGTCTTTTCTGTGCCTCTGTAGGTTTAGAGGGCATTCGTGTAGACGTTTTTAAATCTACAATCTTGTCAGTAAATCTGAAGTCAATATATCCCATGACAGGTACAGGTAAATCATCAAACTGAACTTCAACCTTTTCTTGATAAGCCACAAGATTTTTATGATTAAAGTTCTCGTCAATAATTTTACCAAAGTCTTTTAATATTTTCCTTTCTTTTATTGTTTTAGTATCTCCCAAGTCTATCTGAGATTCTGCACACAAGGACATGAACTTTACATCTAAAAGATTAAAGTCAAACACACCCTTCTCATACTTGTTGGCTAGTGCAAACTCTTCTGCAATACCCCTTACTGCACTAGCACCACTAGAAGATTTAACACCATACAAATATCTTGTTATCCACATAGGCATATCACTTATGTAGGTGTTAATACTACTAGGTGACAGATAGTTAATGTTATGTACCTTAAAAGGATTATTACTTTTCATTAGGCTACATCTTGATTATCTATCTGCACAAATTGATCCACAGTATTTTCATCTTCAGTTGACATAGTTGAGTTTACTTTTTCATCCCACATATTCATTATATAGGTATTGTAATTCTCAATCCAAGATACAAAGTCAGTAAAAGTTGTTTGATCTTTGTCACTTAAAGTAATAGTGTTAGTAGTATCTAACATAACTTTAGGAACATAGAACTTATCTCCACTAGGCAAAGCTCTAGGATCACCCAATGCAGTTATGTTATGTTGCACAGGTAACTTTCTCATAGTAGAAAGTGTAGCAAAAGGTTTTCCTACAATCTTGAATGCCTCACGATTATCTATCTCCCAAATAAAAGGAAGATCTTTTACTTCTGTGAGTTTACCTTCAGTTTCAGTCTTCATATCTTTCATAGTTATTAATCCAAATAAAACTCTAACTCTTTTTATTTGCTTTATTAAGTTCTGCATATCTGCAGGTAAAGATGCGAAGTCTTTTATATAACCACTAGGTTTACCACAATTAAATGTACCTTGATTATCTTTCAGGTCAATATTTAAATTATCTGCCATGATAGTTTTATGAAAAATACCTAATGGTTCACCTTGTTTTGCATTAGTATTCTTTACAAATCTTTTGTACATAAACCTTTGCATGAATGGTCTAATAGTAACTTCTTTAGCATAGTAAGCAGTATCATCAGGCACATCTAACTTATAAGAACCTGCCTTTATCTTTACTACTTCTTCTATCTCATCACCTACTTCTTTCTCACCCATAATATTTTTATGTTGTAGTTTTAGTCTAGCTAAATTACTACTCTTACTGTCAGAAGATTCTCCTGCTAGACCCATAGCTTTAGCCATAACAGAATAATTTTCTGTATTTATTGTAACAATTTCATTCATATTTTTACCTTCCTTTCTTTAAAGATTGTTTGTTATATCACATAATATTATTTGTGTCAAGCCAATTATTACCTATTTTCATATCTAATTTTAGAGGTACATTGAAATCAATCTGAAACTGTTTATCTATAATACTTTTCATATTAGTGTTAATAGATTTTAGTATAAACGTAACCCTCTGTTTCTCTTCAGGGTGTACATCTATCACAATAGAATCATGAACTGTGTTCACAATACATGACTTCAACTGACTTAACTGTTTCTCTATCTCCATCAAAACCACAGGCACAATGTCTGCAGTAGCAAAACTTTGTACAGGATAGTTCTTTATCTGTGTGAAGTGAGACACTTTACCATTGGCATACCTCTGCATATTCTTAAATGCAAACTCTCTACCTGATGGTGTCTTTATCATACCTGTATTCATAGCCTCTTGAGCCAATCTGGTGTGCCATAAGTTGACTTCTTTGTACTTTTCTGTGAAGTGCTTGTAGTATGTTGCTTGTGCAGACGATCTGCCAAAGCCTGTTGCTCCGTAGAGTGGTGCAAACGTGTGTGCCTTCGCCTCTTGACGAGTAGTAGGCTCACCTGCATCACTAATAACACGAGCAGTATAACTATGCACATCAAATCCATCTTCTATCTCCTTCATTGCTACTTTATCTTGTGACAGAAATGCTGCAGTTCTAAACTCTAACTGTGCAAAGTCTGCCTCTAATATCTCTCCACCTTCCCAACGTGATACAAATACTTTCTTCACAGGGAACGTACCACCTCTAGGCATATTCTGCATATTAGGATCTGCTCCACTAAATCTACCTGTAGATGTTCTGTGTTGTAGTAATCTTACGTGTAACATACCATCAGGTTTTATATGTGTTTCTATGCCCTCAACAAACGAGGACAAGTATGTATCTAGTGCAGACAATCTCTGTATATCTTGTAAAAAAGATTTTGCATCTGTCATGTGTCTATCCTTGGCTACATTCTGTAGTAATTCTAGATTATGTTTGTTCACACTAAAACCATTTGCACTTATCCACTTCTGATTAGGTGCAGAGAACTTTAATCCTGCAATCTCTTTTGTAGGTATAAACTTATATCCCTTCCCATCACATATAGGACATACACTAGACTTAGCATATGGACTACCATCCTTCTTTATCTTCCTGATATATCCTGTGCCTTTACAATACCCACACTGTTCTGCTTTTGTTTTATATACCACACTAGAATTGTATGCTACATTATTTTTAAATTGTTTTTCATTCATGTTAGGATGAAAGTAATTACCCCATGTAGCCTTGTCTTTAATCTTTCTACTATAAATGACCCAAGACATTTGTTCAGGACTATTGAGATTAATAGGTGTATCACCCATAAGTTCTCTTACCTGTGCAGTCAAACGTTCTTCTATATCTTTCTTCTCTTGCTCAAACTCTTGTTTAACTTCTAATAGTTTATCCTGATCTACCTTAAATCCATTCTTATATATCTTAGCAAGAGATACACAAACTTTGTTTGTAAGTATTACAGATTCCATAAGTCCTGCATACTCCGTGCTATTTAGTTTCTTGTACTGTGCATCACATAGTTGTTGTGTTGCGTGTAAATCTGCAGATAAATACTGACTTAGCTCATCTCTAGGTATCTCATCTGTAGCATAACCTTTGGCAAAGTATTGTTTCAAAGTATCTTCCTTCTTTGTTTCAAGGTCATACCTTTCTGCACAATCTTTTAAATGTAATGGTTCTTTCAATCCTCTCTGTAATATATACTCTGATAACATGGTACAGTAAACAGGACCATCATATCTAAATCCTGATTCCCATAACCACATCAAATCATAGGCTATGTTATGTCCTATAAGTATGGTTGCCTGATCTAGTAACTCTTGTATCTCAACATGAGGTGTACCATCTCTGTCCATACTATATAGGTATTCGTTGCCCTGATCAGTGAGACAACCCACCATGACTAACTTATTGTCAGGCTCAAATGGATCAAGGTGCATCTTACCATCTCTCTTGGTAACTGTGTTCTCTACGTCAAGTGTTAGTTTCATTTGTTTTGCTCCTTCAATATATAATTATCTATAAAATGTTGTAGGTCAGACTTGTGTCTGTACCATTTATTCTTGTGTAGTATTCTCCAATTATCATTACGTAGTGTAACTACAAACTTATCATTGATTAAAACAGTACCACTCTCATACTCTTGCACCTCTAGTCCTGCCTCAATAAACTTAATTAACTTACGTAGTCTCTGTGCCTCTCGTGCATATGAGTTTGAATAGTAATCTTTATGGTAGCAATCTAAATCACGTTGCTTTGCATCTTTCTCTGTCTCTTTTAATTCTTCTTTTAGTTCAGGTAAATCTTTTTTAGTGTAAATATCTTCTGCCTTTTCAAGTTTTGCCCTGTGTGCATCCAAGTATCTCATAGCATGAGCTAGTCTTGTTGTCTCATCAGAGAATGCACCTAGTCCTGTGTTACAGTGATGGCATATCCAACCTCTGAAAGTATTTGTTTCATGACAGTGATCCAACACCCATGTCTTCATTCTCATCTGTCCATACTTAGATAGTTCTTCCAAGTCTCTGTCACAGATAGGGCAACAGTAATCCTCACTAGGATATTCATTCTCCTTACGTAACTTTTTAATTATAGCCTTGTGTCCATTCTTACATGACTTACAAGTTCTTTTTATTTCACCTGACTTCATAGCAATGAACTGTGTTACAGGTTGTTCTATATCACACTTGATACAAGTTATGTACTTTGTCATGCCTGATACCTCGCTAACTTATAATCTAGATCACAGATAATTTTGCCATGCCAACCTGTAATTTTATTCTTGACAATGTTAAGATGACGTACACTATCTTCTCCATCTTTACCTTCAACAGGTGGGTTCTTGGCTATTAATATCATAACATCTGCCTCTGCTGCTTTACCTGTACGACTGCCTTCCATCATAGATTGGTTCAGTAATACTTTACCCTCTGCCTCTGCACTTAACTGTGACATATAAAATACTGCACAGTTATATGCCTTACCTATCTGTCTAGCATGGATAGCATTAGCCTTTAGTGCCTCATCTTGTCTAGCAAATCCTTGTGTGATTGCAAACTTGTCTCCCATATCAAGGACAAGCACATCAGGTTTATATGCTTTACAGATACTCTCAACCCAATTCATGTCCTTACTTGTGGCATCTTTGATGGATACATTCTTCTCCACCTTCTTCCACAACTCGTGTGCCTGACTAGGTTTATCACGTATCTCGTGCATATTCATGCCCACTGCTGCAGTTAGGTATCTTGCACCAACTCTTACTGCCTTCTCTTCATTACATAACACCACACACCTAGCACCTTGATGTGCAAAGCCTGTAGGGGAAGCGATTAGAGAGGCATGGAAGCTAGTTTTACCTGTGTTAGGTCTAGCACCTACCTCAATCAAGTGACCTTCATTGACACCCTCTAATTGATGCACCAATGATGGTATATTAAATGACCATCTAGTCTCTAGATCGTTGCTCTTAATAAGATTCTCAATACTAAGGTCTTCCCAATCCACATTTAGATTAGGAATAAAGTCATCACCATAGGAATCAAGTATATTTCTAAGAGGTTCAAGTGTGGATTGAGTACCATTGACATAGTTAAAACCAATGTTAGCAATATCTTCGCCCACGATTTGTTGAAATAATTTTGAAAGCACCTCTTGTGCAATGTCTTTTCCAAGTTCAGTCTCCTTCTTCAATGTAAGAAACATTGATTCGTATGCCTGTTTCTGTGCAGTAGTCAAGCTAGGATTAGATGATAGAAACAATGCCTGTATTTCATCTGTAGTAACTGTCCTACCATACTGTAACATAGCTTTATCTATGGTTGCTTTGATCTTTCTAACTTCTTTACTGAACAATCTATCAGGACACTTAGCACCCTTGTGATCTTCATAGAAATCTTTATTCATCAAAGTTTTAATTAACGATAGTTCCATTTAATAACTCCTTTAGTTTAGTTAAATCATTCTCTCTTCTATATTTTAAATCGTCTTCTAACTTTAACACTAAGACTTCGTTAACATAACTCCTAAGTTCTTTCATAATACTGAAAGACTTGTAACTAGCATCAGGGTCTAAAGCAATGATGACTGTTGAGAATTGTTGTAAATGCTCTCTGTGTTGTTGTGATAAAGATGTTCCTAACAAAGCAACCCCAACACACCCTTCACTATCAAGCACAGATGCACTCACACAATCCTCAACAACCACTGCAACGTTACCTGTTCCAATAGAAAAAGGTACGTTACTATTCCCATATCGTTTCCATTTAGGGTTTGTAAATTTACTAGTTGCTCTTCCAACTGCATCTACAATTATCCCTTTGTCTCTTATGGGAAACACAATCCTCTTTTCTTTTACATCAAAGTACAGAGGAATACTCTCATAGTTTATCCCATACTTATGGGCAAACTCTTTTACTTCTTGCCTACCTGTGTGATGAACCACGTAGTCAGGTAGATTAAATTTATTTTCATCTTGTTGCACCAAGTTAAAGTAGTTTCTAATATCGGCAACTGATAATGTAGTTCTTGTAGAACCTGACACCTTGCATGATGCCTTGTAACAATTCCATAGCAACTGTCCTACATTGTTTGTGATTGTAAAAGTTTTATATCCACCACAGTTAGGACAGTTCATTCTTTTTGTTTCTCCACTTGCTAATTCATCTGCTATGTTGTTTATTATATCCATCATCGTGGCACATCCATAGTGCTTTTAACATAGGTTTGTCTTTTTGTCAAGGCATTTTCTGCAGATGCATAAGTATTTTTCATGTAAGGCTTTACACTATTGGGTGTAGAATGCCCTGTAACTGACATAATCTGTGCCATAGAGACACCTGCCTCAACCATTTCTGTTGTACCTGTCCTTCTCAGGTCTGCTATACGTAGTTCTTTTGGTAGTCCACACAAGTCTAACACCCTTCGTGCTACTTTTGATAGCCTGTGTAGGGTGTAAGGCTCGTATGACTTACGTCTAGCAAAGGGATATGGTGCTACCCATTCTTGAAAACCAAACTCTTCCTTCTGTTGTATTAACATTTCTAGTAAGTCTTCACTTATGGGTAGATGCACCAATGCTCTACGTTTAGATTGCTCAAGATTCAATACTCCTGTATCAAAATCTATGTTGCTAAACTTTAACATTCTCATGTCTCCAACTCGTTGACACCATTCATATGCCATCTGAACTATTAGTCCTAAGTTCCTGTATTCAAAGGATAAATAGCACTCGTCTAAAAAAGTTTTGACCTGCTGCCTTGTCCAAGTCACACGTCTATTGTGTGTTGTCTTGCATTTAAATGTCTTGAACGGATTAGTTTCTGCGTAACCCATTTCATTTGCATATGAATACATCTTCTTGGACACAGAGCATATGTGATTAGCAAAGGACACACCTCTCTTGAGCCATGTCTCGTATGCTCGTCTAGCTTTTACACCTGTAAAGGTGGACACTCTTGATCTAGACACGTGCCTACCATTCACAGGTGTGGATAACATCTTGTCTAAGAAGTAGATGTAATCCTTTTGTGTTTTACTTGCTAGAAGTTTGAAGTCTTGTGACTCTAGGTATTTGTCTTTTAGTTCTAGAATATTCATTGTTCTCCTTTCTTACATCCCATATATTAAATGTGGGTATAGTCTTATCAGGGATCAAACTCTCATGTTCTCTGTCAACTAATTCTGAAAATAGTTCGTAGCTTTTATCTTCCATATTACACCTTCCATGCTATATAAATACATAATGCTATTATCAATAGCTTACCATAATCGAGGTCAAACTTTGTACCCTCTCCATATTTCTTGTGATACTCCACATTAAAAAAATCTGTTATTCTATGCCACATGATTATCTCCTTTCATATTATTCATGTTCTCCACCCATGTCATTATCGTCATACTTAATTCTCTTGCCATCGTGATACATATATCTACTTCTGCTTGGTGTGTGATAGCCTTTCTTTAGAAAGAATGTAGGCTTTCTCTTTGCAGTTTCAAACGTAGCTACAGTTAAGACAATAGCACAGATTATAAACACGTGAGCAATGGCAGTTATACCAAACACCCACATACTACCAAAGTACATAGAGAATACTATGCACCACATCCATGCCAACACTTGCATGACCATATGTCTTGTGTTCAAGTCAGGTATGTGTCGCAATGGATTACGTTCATGATTCATGACAGACTGCCACGTATCGTGTACTATTTTAGTCATGTGTCCACTCCTCTTGTTTACAAAACAAATCTATACCAAAGTCATAGCCTTGTTTATAATAATGGTGTGATTGTTTCTCATCTCTTGTGCCATGTAACATAGCATCTGTAACACCATCCTTAAACTTTTGTATGACCTCATGCTCTTTTATTTTTTTATCTAGTTCTATTAAGTTCATATATACTTCTCCCATATTGCTTGTAGAAACACCCAAAGTCCATAGACATGAAGTGCTACTACTACTGTTTTTAATACTTTATTCATTGAGTCATCTGCCATGTAAACCCAATCGTGATACTTTCTTTGTTTCATACTGTCCACCTTTCATCCCATATAGGATCAGTTAGTAGATATTGTTTATCACACTCCATACCCTTGAGTATATGTGCGATAACATCAACTGTCCAACCATTACCAATCATCTTGTATCGTTGTGTCTTGGACACACCCTCTGTATAATTATCAGGTAGTGTCTGTAATCTCTCACACTCAATAGGTGTTAACTTTCTCCATGTCATACCTTCTACCACAACATTATCTTTTTGTACAGTAGTAAGACAATTAGTTTTATCATCATCTCGTATCTCTACTTGTGGTGTTAGTGGTAAATCTATTTGATAATCTTTACGTACACCATCTGCATTTAATCTACGATTAACAATGCGACCACCCTTGGCAGAATACGTAGCTACCTTTGGTTCTCTATTGCCACCTTGCATGGTCAATAATGTAGGTGCTTTACCATTCATATGATACACTTCTTTTGTTGCTCTGTAATTGTAGTGTGCATATTCTTCTGCCTCTCCTACAGGTATTAGTCTATCAACAATAGTCATACCATTATTTCCTGCTCCCTTGTACATTGTAGCAGTAGCACACAAAGACTTTTGGTATGGGTGTTTGTGATGTCTAGCATTACGTTCATTGATTGGTACAGGTGGCTCTCCATGATCCTCTTGTAGTATATCTTTCAACACTAAACCTAAATCTTGCATAGGCTCAATAGGTATCTGTTCATACTTTCCATTGACAAGTTTACCCCACCAATAGTTTCTCCACCTGTTTTGTGCAGACTTCAAGCTAGAGTTTATCAACTGTGGTGCAAACCCCATGTGTTGTGTGATAACATCTTCAAACTCTTTCTTCATTCTGACATTCTCAAGTAACACATACTTTGGTTTTACCTCATTCATTATTCTAACAAATTCAAAGAATAGTTTTGATCGTGGATCATCAAATGCTAACTGATCTCCTGCAAAAGAAAATCCTTGACATGGCGAACCACCCATGAGTAAATCTATGCTACCCCTAGTAGGTAATTTAATTTGGGTTACATCTCCCCATTGTCTTGTATTAGGAAAGTTCTTTTGTGCTATTTGAATGGCATACTTATCTATCTCACAAGCAAAGTAGTTATCCACTTCAATGTTAGCACGTTCCAAGGCTAATTGCCCACAACTCATGCCATCAAATAAACTTAGTACATTCATAATATTTTCTCCTTCTTTAGTTGTTGCCAATCATTGAGTGGCATTTTAAATCTTGTTAAATTAGTTCTAATATCTTTTTTAGGTGTGACTAAATCCCCTTGTGTAACACGTACCCATTTACGACCTACAACCACATACACTAAGTATCCACCACACAAAGGGAACTTGGCATGATAAAAATCTACCTTGTACCTTTGTGCAGTTTGCCAATTACTACTTTGTGGTTTGTCTAGTGTAGACACTTGCATTTATGATCTCCTTATATATAAACTTGAGGGTTACCCCCTTCTGTTGAATCCATGTGTATTATACCAACCCAATCTCTAGGTATCTCATTCCATTCTTTAGGTTTGTATTGATTATCACTTACACTTTGATGCATAAAGTAATCATCTTCGTATGGATTATACTTTACTCTATCCCAATCTGCAAATTCTTTTTTCAAAGATTCAGATGTGGATAAAAAATATTCACTCAGGTAACCTACTGCAAAGGCATGAACATTTTTCTTGCCCTCTTGTCGCACTCGCTTTTGTCCACCCTTGCGAACAACAAAGTTACCTTCAAGAACTACACACTTTCTATGATCTATTACTAGACCACTCTTGCAGTCTTGTATGCTCCAACAGTTCTTGTGTAGATTCCAATAGACTCTAACCTTTTTCATATCTAAACTCCTATGTAGCATGAGAAGAATAAAACAATTATTCCACTCACAATTAAAATTATTAATGCGTCATTATTATTTGGTAACATAGTTATACCCCCATTTTTATTTGGTGTCAATGTAAACTCTCATGTGTGTACAATCTCCCATGTTTGCACCATGATATGCCCTACCTTGTCCATACAATTCCTTCTTGAGATGTTGCCCTTTCACTCTTATGTTATACGATTCTCTGTTAAGATACTCCCTACAATTCTTGACAAACTCCCTACCCTTTTCGTCTTGTGGTATCTCACTAAAGGTATAGTAGTGTCCTTTTGTAGTGCATTCATTATAGTACATATCTCTCCAAAGAATTTTATCTTTAGTTTCTTTTTCTATTTGTTCATCTTTTTCTTCCATGATACTTTCTAGTCTCTCTATTTTAGCTACTAAATCTTTAGTCGTACCCATGTGTTTAGATCTATCCAACATCTCCTCTTGATCACATAACTTTATAAATGATCTAACTAAATGTTGAAAGTCCATTTCTGATATGGGTATCTTTTGTCCATGTGATTCAGAATAGTAATGTTTTTTACCTAGGTCATACATATCACTTGCCAATTTATTGGTGTCGTTTAATGCACCTAGTACGTTTACTAATTTATGTAGTTTCATCTTGTATCTCCTCTGATAAAAATAAAGTGTTACAAACTGCATAGTATATGTTTCCATCATCTTCAAATATATCATGTATCTTGCCTACACAAGTAACATCAATATCTTTTGACTTTGCTACTACCTCAGTTCCTATTTCATATTCGTATGGCATTATTTTATCTCCTCTAGCATATCTATATCCATATCCTCGCACAGATATTCTAATGGTTTTAATCTAACATTATCTTTTAATCTAAAAGTTTTTGCAGTTCCATCTGCGTTTGTTACTTCATCTCCACTTTCTATATCGTAAATATAAAAAGTTATATCTGCTATATTAACTCCATAGGTCATTATTTATACTCCTTTTTCCATTCGTCAGTTGCACTTATTAACTTTGGATTTACAGACATGATCTCACTTATGTAGGCATCTCCATACTCCCAACTATCGTATGTCATAGGGGATTTACACGCAGTAAACCATCTAGCATATTGGTTTTTATCTTCGTTATTTTTTACCTGATATGTTTTAAGCACCTTCCACTCAAAGTACATACCATTATCAGGGTTGTCTATCCTATATGTAGCATAGGCATTGTCTATATCTTTTGATTTTCCAAATTGATTTTTAGTCATTTTCATTCTCCCATATATTGATATAAGTTAATAAGTCTTTACTATCTTGAACTAAATCTTTTTCGTGCATCTCAGATTCAACATTAGCCTGTAGCCAAGATTTAATTCTTTCTAATACTTCTTCATTAGTCATAATTCATACTCCCTTTTTAGTTTCAGTTTCATACCATTTTAATGCACTATTCATTATCATATTGGTATAGTTTATAGCATACCCACTACCCACTTTCAAGTCTTGTCTTGAAATTAATTCTTTATGGACATGAGTTATGTTATCCCAATTATCATCTAGCCTTTTACATAGGTTATCAAATTGATTATCAGTTAACACACTTTTATTATGTACATAGTACAAGTATGAACTCATTAAAAAATATGGTACTAACCTATTGATAGATATATTATTTAATTCCATGTATCCTTCTCCATGCTACCCATGTTATAGCTTGTAATTCATATGCCTTGATACCTAGCTTTTTAGATGCCCTTGCATATGCTTTTTGAATGTCAAGGTACTCACTCTTTTTAATGTTAGTATTAGGTGTAGTCAATCCTTGCCTATCATTATAATATATATT